GATTAAAGACCGCTCTTACATTATTTAGGCGATCACCAGGCAGTTGGTATTCATATAAAAACTCATTAACAGGGGTATTGATTGTCCGAGCCAGTTGCACCTTCTTAAAAGAAAACGTCCAGGGAAACATCCCTAGAGTGCTGTCTCGAATATCATCATATAGGCGGTCACATATCTGAGCCGCATCAGTACCCTCAGAAAAAGAAGAGAGAGGTTTGGCACCCAGCATTATCAAAGCGTCTGAGCAAATAGACAGTTTTGTATCACCAGATGCCATAAGTCTCTCCTAAGTTAGGGGCGGCTGGCGTCAGGGAGAAGCCGCCCCAGGGAGGAATGTTAGTCACTATCTGTAACAGCGATGGTTGTCCCATCTGACACATCGACTACACCAGAGGCATTGCTAAGAACAATGACCAAAGAGGCAGTTGGAGTGTTGCTGTCATAGACATACATCAGATCACCTACTTTGAGGACATCAGATGCGTCATTAAAGTAGCCAGCGGTGTTGACCGTAGCGATAGCATCAGCGGTGGTGTAAGACCACATCTGAGGCGCACTACCAGCCTTTGCTTGGCCACCGATAGGCTGTAAGCCAGTTTCAGAATAAGCCATAGATCAATCTCCTCTTAGCTTTCACGGCAAGTGATTTTAGTGATACCTTCAGCATCAATAGCCACACTTCCGGCAGAGAACATTGAGGCAACCAAAAATGAGGTCTTCTCTGGAATGTAATCTACGCGGCTTGTCTGGCCCATGCCGATACCGAGGCCCATAGCGTCACGATGGAAAGCATAAACGATACGGTCACTAGAACCGTCAATCGCCAAACCACCTTCGTCACGATCCCCAATAGACACAAAACGGAAGCCAAGAAACGTGTTAACCTCACCTGTAACTAGAGCCTTGACAGTGTTGAAATCACTTGATGTGACTGCTGTTTCTGCCAATAGAGAGTCCATGTTATTGGCGTGGGCAATGATCACACGGCCTTCGGCTGGGACGTTTTTAGCATCCATCGCCTTTTTAGCGGCCCGTAGCTTTGCCACGTTGAGGTTAGTATCTGTGCCACCAATGTCATTGCTGACAGTGTTTGTGCCAGATGAAGCGGCCAGGGCGTCAATGACTACCTGATCCATACGTCTGCCAATAGCACCTGATACGACCTGGACCAATTCCGCTCTATCTTGGAAATTGACCTTGGCTTGATTAAAGATATCGCTGTACTCTGCGGCGATGTAATCTTCCATCGTTGCAGTCACTTGCGAATAAGTTGTGGACATAGGCACCACATCAGTTTGTGGTACGCGGATGCTTGCAGTTCCCTTACCAATCTTAGGGAATTTTACTGTTGAACCTTCGACAGTGCGTTCACGGGTCAAACCAGCCAATGCTCGCTGACCCTGATAGGCTTGTTTCACCTCACTGTCAAAAAGCGTCACAAATGCGTTGCTAATAGAAACGGCCATTTGCTTTCTCCTTTTGAAGTTAAAATAGGGTTAAACATCGCTTCGGTTGTCCTGGTGGGCCGGATTAGCGAGAACTGGCCGCAAAAAACGGTTGTCAGTTACACGCAATATAGCCTTATTCAGACTTGCTTACAACCGACAACCGTATGATTTTTAGGTGTAGTTACGCTCTAGGCTTCACCAAAGGCTTTCATAAATTCACGCTCAACCTGTTTGGTATATGCCATGTCCTTGCCATATCTTGGGTCAGCTACCATGGAGTCAAGATCAGACCTGGTATATGCGGCTCCCTCCTGGACATCCAGGGTTGGGATAGGGGACTCATTATAGGACTGCCTGATCTTATTGATGGCGTTAATAAAGTGACCATTAGATGAAGCATCAGCCAAAGCCTCGACTTCATTATTGTTGAGAACACCAGAACGCCCTAGCTTTGTCAGCCAACGCTCAGTCTCATCAATAATCTTATCAGCACCCTTACCTAACTTTGCCATCTCTTCCTGTCGGGTGGTCTCTGCCGCTTGCGTCATTTGAGTCATGCCCTGCATATACATCTGAGCAATTTCATTAAACGCATCCTGGGAGATGCCATGCTTCTTGGCTACATCGAGATAGCCCTGGAGCATTTCATCATCTTCTGGGACACCGGCCTCAGTCATAACGTCCATGGCATAGTTGCCATCTTTTGGGGCTTTATGGAGACCCTGGGACATCTTTGTCCGGATTTCATTATAGGCTTTGAATACACCCTCAACGTCAGGGCCATCGCTATCAGACCAAAATTGTTGAGGTATCCAGTCTGGTCTATCCCCCCAATCTATCGGCTCTTCTTCTGCCTCCTCGGCTTGAAGGTGAGGCATTGCCTCAGTCTCTTGGCCTTCCGCTGGGGTTTCTTCATCTACTTTGATATTTAGAAGATTTGATTGCTCTTGGTTATCGGTTTGCGGCTCATTAGTATTTTCCTCTGAGTTATCGCTCACGGCCAAATTTTCATCATTCATAGGTTACGACCTCTAGTTATACGCCTCTCTATTTCGCGGACAATCGAGTTCTGGCCTTCCCGTGCAAACCCATGTGACGCATCCTCGCCTGGATACCAGGTTGGTTGTTCAATGGTTGTTTTGCGGAGATGTTCTAAAACTGCTTGCCCTTCCTTCGTGGAGAAGCATCGCACGAAAGTTCTATCCAGGTCATCACGATCTGTATGGCCTGGGTTTAAGGTTTGAAATACGCTGTCATCGCTCATTGTTGCGGCACTCCCTGTTGTTGCATTTGAGCCATGGAGTTCTGCATTTCTTGAATAATCGCCTCACGTTGCTCTGGGGTGTTTATAACAGCCCGTGGCACCGCCATCTTATCAATGATGTAGTCAAGCATAGCATCCTGGTTAATAGCCACTTGACCCATAGGTCCGGCACCAGCCGCTATCTGCATAAACTGTAAGACGTTTTGCAAATCATCCATGTTCTGCGCCTGGGCTAATGGAGACACGGGGATAACCCGAACTACCTTGCCATCAGCCTTCAGCGGCAT